GGCTTGCTGAAATCTGTGGCGAATACTTGGCAAAAGGTAGCCGGGTCTTTGTTGAAGGAAAATTGCAAACTCGTTGCTGGGATAAGGACGGGGTGAAGCATTACAAGACTGAGGTGATTTTGCGAGAAATGAAGATGCTCTCCCCGCGCAATGAGTCGGGCGGCTCAAATTCCGGCCATGGTGGGTATGATGCTCATCCTATGGGCGATGACTCAGTACCGTTCTGATGAACACCGGCACCAACTGCACCAAATGCGCCCGCGCCCGGTTCTGCCCATCATACGATAGCCGTGTGATGTATGGATTCTGCAATCGGTTTATTAACCAGGGAGAACGTGAATTGAGCGAACAGAGTTGCCGTACCTGCACAAGTTGGCTTTTTGACAAAGTGTCGAACCATGGAAGCGTTGGCGAGTGCTTCAACGTCGATGTGATAGCGCGTGTAAACGAGCGGTCAAAAAACGATTGGCAAGCGATCTCGATTGGCCGGTTTGCAAACGAGGGCAAGACCTGTGAACATTGGAGCAAGAGATGAAACTTCGCGTCCTTGATCTGTTCAGCGGCATTGGCGGGTTCTCTCTCGGTCTTCATTGGGCAGGTGGTTTTGAGACGGTCGGGTTTTGCGAGATCGAAGAATATCCGCGCAAGGTACTTGAGCTGCGGTTTCCTGGTGTGCCAATTTTTAATGACATACGGAGTTTAACAGGTGAGCAAATCAAAGAGCAGTGCGGAACAGTTGACGTTGTTTGCGGAGGTTTCCCGTGTCAAGACCTTTCACTCGCTGGAAAACAAGCAGGTATTGAGAAGGGGGAACGGTCAAGCCTCTACGCAGAAATGCTCCGTGTTATTAGCGAGTGTAGACCGAAATACGCAATCTTTGAAAATGTCTCAGCATTGCTTACCGGTGGAGGGGGGAGATGGTTTGCCAAATTCCTCTATGACCTGGACGAGATCGGGTTCGATGCGGAATGGAATTGTATTCCGGCATCATACCTTGGTTCCATCCACAGAAGGGACAGAGTTTGGATTATTGCTTACCCCAATGGCTCAAATGTGGAGAACTTGGACCTTCAAAAATTCATATTCTCTTGTCCGGAAAAACCATGCTGCTGGGAACTTGCAAGAACAATTAATGATGCGTTACCAGCGTGTTCTTACGCCACAATGCGCGGAGAATATGATGGGGTTCCCGAAGTCATGGACCGACTTAAATGTCTTGGAAACGCAGTTGTCCCACAAGTCGTTGAAGTCATCGGGAGGGCGATAATGGAGGTTGAAAATGGCCGATAATTGCGAAGAGTGCGGGGAACGTATTCGGGTAAGCGTTGCCGGTGAAAATTGCTACCTTGCGGCGTTTAGATGCATTGACGGTGGCATTGATTACGTTGTCACTGTTCCGCGTGAAAATTCACCCGAGAAAGTAGCGGAGCGGATGATTGCCGAAACGATTTGCAGAGAGGCCTCAAGGCTCTCAAGGATGGTGTGAATGGGCATCATAACGCACCCCGACCAGATGGCGAAAACGCGCGAATTTGAACACTCTGGAATCATGTTCCCAAAAGGTGCTCACCAGATGGTGGCCTATTGCTATGCGATGGAAGGAGTTGCCGCTTACGAAAAATCCATCCACGCAAAAATGATCGACATGCGGAACTCAGGCGACATTGAGCCATTCCCAATCGACGGAGTGAACATGAGTGGATCAACGACGATTGAAAAGCGGGGAGAATGCGCCAAGAAGCGGCAACAGATCAACGAGATTGTTGGCGACGATTGGCCGATGGTGCAAGGGAAATTTGGGCCGACCTGCATTGACGCAACGTACGTCGGTATGGGATTTATTGCCGGTCAAGCCTACGAATACCTCAACTCTGGAAGGTACAAGGCTCAACGTGGGCGCGAATATGTGGCAGATGTGACGCTGTATGCGCTGCGACCGATGTGTAACCGGGAAATGAATTGTCCGTATGAGATCCTGAAGAAACACCAGATCAGGGAACGGTATTTCTTCCGCGATGTTGGAGCGGTAAAACGATGGTTTCGTCAAAAAGAGGATGCAATTTTGTCGAAAGTGTCAAAAAAATTCTCGGATGGTGTTGTTTTGCCTTGTGTTGGTGTCAGTCAGGCTGTATGATTTATCCAAACTGAAATAATTGTTTAGAGAGCTTTAGCCCTCATAACCGGGATGCTTCGGAAGGCGTCGGTTGTGGGGGCTTTTTTATTTTGAGCCTATGAATGTCAAAAATATCAAAAAAACAAGCAAGGTTTGTCGAGGAATACCTTGTTGACCTGAATGCAACTCAAGCTGCAATCCGTGCTGGATATAGCGAAAAGACCGCGAAATCTCAAGGGCAGAGATTGTTGACGAATGTTGACATTCAAGCTGAAATTCAACGCTCAATCGATAAAAGATCAAAGCGAACCGAGATCACGCAAGACCGGGTTCTCCAAGAGTTTGCACGAATAGCCTTTTTCGATCCGGCAAACCTGTTTGACGAACTAGGAAAACCGTTGCCAATAAGCCAAATAGACGAGGACACGCGCAGGGCAATATCTGGCCTTGATGTGTGCACGATTGGCAACAACGATATCGGCCTTGGCGAGATTCAAAAGTTCAAGATTGCCAACAAACTCGGAGCGCTTGAGCAGATAGGGAAACACCTCGGAATGTTCCAAGGCAAGCAGGACGATGATGACGACAAGCCAAACCCGACAAAAGTTGAGATCATCGTAAAAGATGCAAGGAAACAACCTGCAAATTGAGCTGAACGGCCCGCAAGCACGGTTTCTTGCTGATGAGCGTAAATTCAAGGCATTCGTTGCCGGATTCGGTTCAGGCAAGACGTGGGTTGGATGTTCCGACCTTGCTAAGCACTTCATGGAGTTTCCCCGCGTCCCTGCCGGCTACTTCGCCCACTCCTATCCAGGCATCAGGGACATTTTCTATCCGACCGTAGAGGAGGCGTTTTACCCGTGGGGCTTCTCGGTCCAGATCAAGCGATCAGACAAAGAAGTCAACGTCTACCAAGGCAAGCGGTATTACGGAACGATCATTTGCCGTTCGATGGATACCCCTGAGACCATCATTGGTTTCAAGATTGGCAAGGCGCTGGTTGACGAGATAGACGTACTGCAAACCGAAAAAGCGAAGACGGCGTGGCGTAAAATCATAGCACGTCTCCGCTTTGTTGAGTCTGGCTTGCAGAATGGCATCTCTGTTACCACCACGCCGGAAGGCTTCAAATTCGTCTACCAGCAGTTTGTGGAGCAACTCCGCAACAAGCCTGACTTGGCAGAGACATACGGAATTGTCCAGGCGAGCACTTACGACAACGAAGCAAATCTTCCAGACGATTACATTCCGTCACTCCTGGCGAGCTACCCTGAACAACTCATATCGGCCTACATAAACGGGCAATTCGTCAACCTGAAGACCGGATCGGTCTATGTGGCGTACGACCGGGAAAAGAACAACTGCAACGATGAGCAGCTACCGGATGAACCGCTTTATATCGGCATGGACTTCAACGTGGGTAAGATGGCTGCAATCGTCCATGTGAAGCGGGACACGCTCCCCAGGGCCGTTGATGAGATCATCGACGCATACGACACGCCAGACATGATTCAGCTCATCAAGGAACGGTATTGGCCGTTTGTCGATGGCGATTACAGGCGGTCAAGGCCAATCATGGTTTACCCGGACGCAAGCGGGAATAGCCGAAAGAGCGTGAATGCTTCCGATACAGACCTTGCTTTGCTTCGATCTGCTGGTTTCACGGTTGTTGCTGATCGGGCAAATCCTCCGGTTAAGGACCGCATCAACGCCATGAACGGCATGTTTTGCAATGCCATTGGTGAGCGCAGGTACTTGGTGAATAAGGACCGTTGCCCGGTATATGCAGCCGCACTTGAACAGCAAGCGTGGGCAGAGAATGGCGAGCCTGACAAAACCACGGGGCATGACCACGCTAACGATGCCGGTGGATACTTCATGGTCAAGGAATACCCGATAATAGGACGCACAGCACGGACACAAAACGCATGGTAGCCAACAAAAAAACAGTAGCAGATCCATCACCGCGAGTTGCAGAACTTGAAGCAAAACGGAAGATGGTCCGCGCTATCATGGGTGGAACTGAGCATCTTCGCCAGCATAAGGAGTATCTACCCCAACACCCGGCAGAAAGCGACGGCGTTTACAAGCAGCGGGTGAAGCGTGCATTCCTCACCAACTTCGTTGCTCAGGCAATCGACAAGTCAAACGGGAAGATTTTCGCCAAAGATGTCACTGTTGAGGAAGCACCGGCAGAGATCGAAACCTTAAACGAGAACATCGACCGGCAAGGAAACGCTCTGCACCCGTTTATTATGTCGGTGAGTGAGCAGGCATTCGCTGATGGTATATCCTTTGCCCTGGTTGACGTTCCCAAGGCTGAAGGCGTGCAGACCCTGGCCGACGAAAAACGGCTTGGTATTCGACCGTATGCAATCCACATCAAGCCCGAGCAGGTGCTTGAGACGCTGTTCGAGATGGTCGAAGGGGTGGCTACTCTCACCCGCGTGCGTATCATGGAGCATGTCTCCGAGCCTTCGGGTGATTGGGAATATTCTGAATATGATCAGGTTCGGGTTTGGCACCTTGAGCGAACGAACACGGGAACGTATGTCTGGTGGGAGTTGTACCGCCAGGACAAGCAAAACGATTGGGTGCTGTTCGACTCTGCTGTCACATCGTTTCGGCGTATCTACCTGATTCCGTTCTACACCAACCGCGTCGGGGCTTGGGAAGGCGAACCACCTTTCCAGAATATTGCCGAGCAGAATATCGAGCACTGGCAATGGAAGAGCGAAGGCGGGCACGCTAGATCAATGTGTTGCTTTGGGATGTACACAGCGACAGGCGTGCCCGAGGATTGGGCTTTCCAGGTTGGACCAGCAAAGACTCATACAACCACAAATCCAGATGCAACGTTCAGTGTTTTAGAGACAACCGGAGTCGGAGTCAATCTTGTAGTTGAAGAGCTGAAAGCCATCGAATCGCGCATCGAAACAACTGGGGTCAATCTCCGGGTAGAAAACGCCGGGAAGGTTACGGCCACAGCCGCAGCACTCGACAGCGACGAAACCAACGCGGGGTTAAAGGCTATCGCCAAGGGTTATAGCGACTCGATTGAGTACATGTTTCAGGCGTTTGCCGAGATCATGGGCCTTGATCCTAACAACGCTGGCGAGGCTAAGGTCAATGACGATTTCGGAACCAAGCATGGGACCGATGCCGGGTTGACTGAATTGGGCAAGGCCAGGGCGCTTGGAGACATCAGCAGACCGAACTATCTCCGCTCGCTGCAATGGCGCGGTGAACTGCCGGAAGATTTCGATATCGAA